CGGTGTGGAGCGTGTCGACGATCGACGACGTTTTGTCGCTGATCCCGACCAGCGCCGCATCGAGCGGCGTCGTCGTGAACGAGAAGGCATCCGCTATCCGCTTCGCGGCATCCGCCGCCTTGTCGTTGGCGCGGTTCAGCGCGTCGACGAGCGGCTGCTCGTCGGCGGTGATGGAGAACTTCAAGGGCGCGGTGGCGGCCATTTCTCGCGGTCCCTAGTGCGTCGGTTGATCGGGGAATTGCGCCATCAGCTCGGCAAGGCGGGAACCGGACATGCCGCCGTTGACGGCGTTGGTGCCCGGGTCCGGCGGCTTGTAGCCGCGCGATTCCGCGAGGCCCTGGTAGGCGGCCTCGAACTCGGTCAGCGACATCAGCCAGAACTCGCGCGGGGCGAGCCGCAGGTGGCCGAGGCCGATGCGCATGGCCCGGCGCAGGAAGTCGCTCAGGGGCTCGTCGCGGTCGCCTTCTCCGGCGGCCGCTTCTGCCCGTTTCCCCGTGCGCTCCCGCTGGCGGGCGCCGCGGCGGCCGGATCGGCTGGCAGTTCGCGCTGCGGGAACAGGCCGGACAGGAAGGCCAGCACCTCGAACGGCCCCAGGCCGTTCAATTCCTCCGCTTCGACCGCGAGGAAGCCGTTGCCCTGCAGCACGGCCAGGACGGCCGGCGCAAAGTCCGCCGTGCGCTGCTCGGCGAGGCGGCGCGCGAGGTCGCTCCACGTACCGTTGTCGAGCCCGAACGCGGTCTGCAGCCGCGCCACGGCGTCGAGCGTCATCACGCAGCGAAAGGTCTTGCCGCCGATCTCGATGACCGACTCGGGACGCATCTTGTTGAGTGCCATAGGTTCCCCCTAGGTGTTGGAGCGGCGCGGCCCCGCAGCACGCGCCGCGAAGATCACGACGCCGGCGTGAAGGTCGGCTGGCCGGCGCTGTCGAGGCTCACCGACCAGGTGACCTCGCTCTTGTCCTGCCCGTCGATCGAGAACGCCGTGATCTTCATCGGCACGACGTAGACGCCGAGGCCCGGCACCGTGACCTGCCACTTGCGGATGGTGCCGGCAAGCGCGTAGCCGTGCACGGACTGCGCCGCGGCGTCGGAGGCGAACACGCCGGAGCCGGACAGCTTCAGCGACTTGACGCCGGCCCCGTCGAGCACCTCTTTCCACTGGCCGGCCGAATCCGTGTTGGTGACGTCGATGGCAGCGGCATTGACGTCGATCTTGTGCGCGCGGATGCCGCCGATGGTCTGATAGTCCGGCGTGCTTGTCGCCGAGACATCGCACTTCAGCAGGATGTCTATGCCGCGCTGGTACTGATGCGTCATGGGGTGGTGCTCCTCTTAGCTTGGGCGTTGGCGGGTCGAGCGGCCCGTGGCGTCGACGCCGCCGCGCGTGCCGTGTTTCTTCCAGTGTCCGTAGGCCTTCCACTCCTCGCGCGTGCGCGGGCGCTTCGGCTTTGCGCTGCGGTCCTGGCGCTGCTGGCCCTGCGGCGGCTCCGGCGACGGCGGCGGCGCGGCACTCGCCGTCGGCTTGCGGCCGGCGGCGCGCAGCACCTTCTCGCCGGCCCAGGCGCCGTGCACGGCCTCGGCGAGCAGCGCCTTGATGCGTGCCTTCGCGCCGACGATGGCGGGGCGCAGGAACGGCCGCGCGCGCTGATGGCGCGAGCCGAACTCGAACCAGCGCATGTAGAACTTCTTCGCCCAGACCCAGGCGACGCCGTTCTCGACCTCGCCGCCGATCGAGTCCTCGCCCTTGCCGGTGCGACGGAACGGATGCACCGCGGCCTTGGCATCGGCGACGACGATCTCGACGCCCTGGCGCAGCGCCTCGTCGATGTTCTCGCGCGCCTGCGCCGTGATCGCCTTCACGTCGAAGGCGACCTCGTGCTTGATCTCGATGCGCATTCTTGGTTGGCCCTTCGGTTGCCCAGTGCCAACCGGGCCGTTGGTTGGCCCTTCGGTTGCCCAGTACCAACCGGGCCGTTGGTCGGCCGTTCGGTTGACCAGTGCCAACCGGGCCGTCAGTGCGACGCGAGCCAGGCGGTGAAGATCGCGGTGCCGATGTAGGTGACGCCGTCGCCGTCGGCGACCGCATCGGACTGCTCGTGCTCGACGTTGACGGCCTCGCCCGAGGGCAGCGCCAGCTTCTGCATGTGCAGCGCCTGCCGCAGCGCGGCCATCGCCTCGACCACCTGGCGCTTGCCGCGCCCGGCCGAGTAGACGGCGAAGGTGATGGTGGCGCGCTGCTGGTCGCGCGTCAGGTCGTCGTCGGTGCGGAACGAGATCCGCGCCAGCTCGCAGAAGGGATAGTCCTGCGCCTGCGGCGCGTGATCGAAATAGGGGATGGCCACGGGCAGCGCGGCGAGCACCGGCGACACGACGTCGTCGAGCTTCTCCTGCAGCTCCATCTCGATGCTGTGGGCGGTCACTGCGTCACTCCGCTTTCGGCGATCAGCACCGTCTCGGGGCTGGCAATCAGGCGCCGCGGCGCCTCGCGCAGATTGTAGACCGTGCCGTTCCAGACGATGCGGTCGGCCTGCGTGACGCCGAGCTCGGCGAGGCCCTCGGTCCACACCGTGAAGCGATAGCGCTGCACCGGGCGCACGGCGCCGCGGGCCTGGCCCTCGCTGCCGCCGGCGTACTCGGCAGCCGCCCACATCTCGCCGAGGATCGCCCAGCTCGAGGTATGGTCGCCGCCGCGCTGGCGGGTGCGCGTCTCGCGCTCGAACGCGATGACCTCGGTCTTGGAGCCGGCGCCGGCCATCAGATCCAGCCCTTCGTCAGGTAGGGCGCGAGCAGAGACTCCACCGAGTGCGGCGCCGCCTGCGAGCGGCCGCGCTCGTCGGCCAGCGCCTCGCGGTTCGTGTACCAGGTGCCGACCAGCAGCTTGATCGCCTGCTTGGCCTTGGAGAGGCGGCGCGCATCGCCCGCGTCGGCGGGATCGAAGCCGGCTGTCCAGGCGACGACGACGGCCTCGGGATGCATCGCGGTCGCCGGCCAGTCGGCGCCGGGAGCGAGCACGATGCGGGCGTCGAGACCGCGCGCGACGACGACGTAGCCGGCGGGGTCGAGCGTCAGCCGCGCGCCGTCCGGGTCCAGGTATTCGACCGAGACCACAGCGACCAGCGGCGGCCACGGCAGCCGGATCTCGCGCGAGAGCGGAAACGCCGCCAGCGCGCCCTCGTAGCCGGTGCGGCGCAGCGCCATGCCGGTGTGGCTCTCGGCATAGTCCTCGGCGACGCCGATCTGCGCCGTGATCTCGGCATCCTCGCGGCCGTGCAGGATCTTCAGGTGCGTCTTGGCCTCGGCCAGCGTCAGGATGCTGCCGGCGGCGGCGGGCGCCGTCACGGCGAAGGAGAGGCCAGGCGTCATGGTCATGCCTCGGCTCCCGCGTTCAGCGCCTGCCAGCGCAGGTCCTGCTCGGCGACGGCGACGGCGGCGCGCCAGTCGGCGACGATGTCGGCGAGGATGCGCTCGAACTGCTGCCAGGCCGACAGCAGGGCGGTGGCGCCGTCCTTGGCCTGCTGGTAGGCGCGGCCCTCGTCGGTATCGTCGCGACCGCTGAGCGCGCGCCTGTAGCGGGCCGCGGCATCGTCCTCGTCGACCGGCTCGGGCACGTAGGCCTCCGCCATCTCGACCAGCAGGCGGCCGACGGCGTCCACCGTGTCCTTGGCCTTGTTGAGGTCGAGCTGCAGCCTGGCCATCTGCTGCTTCATCTCCCAGACAGAGCCCTCCGACTGCGCCGCGGAGACGTAGACCGGCACGCTCATGTCGTACTCGTCGTCGGCGGGCGGCAGGCCGATGCGGTTGATCGCGTCGAGCACGTCGGGCCAGTTGCCGCTCTTCTGCTCGCGCTTCGGCTGCCCGCTCCGCAGCCGCGCCTCGTTCTGCATGGCTCGCGCCCTCGACGGATCGGAGTTACTTCGTGGCCGGAGCGCGGCGGGAGGCCTTGTTGGCCGGGGCAGCAGCAGCGGCCTCGGCGGCCTCCTTGGCAGCAGCTGCCTCGGCGGCCTCCTTGGCAGCAGTTGCCTCGGCGGCCTCGCGCCGCTGGCGCTCGTCGTCGGTCTCCTGCGGCGCGGCCTCGGCCGCCTCGCCCCAGCCGTTGCGCAGCGCGACCTCGGCCGGGTAGGAGCCATCGGCGAGCTCGTCGCCGACCTGATAGTGCGTCGGATGCAGCTGGCCCTCGTGCGCGATCGACGCGAAGGCCTTGGTGACGATCACAGTCATAGTTTAATCCCCCTCGAATTGAATGGATCGAGACGGGCGCCGCGCGGAGAGGACGAAGCCCCGCGCGGCGCCCGCCGCTCGTGATCACGCGGTGGGGTTGATCAGCGCGTGGCCCAGGATGAACGCGGCCTGGATGCCCGTGCCGGTGCCGTGCGTGCCGGAGAAGTCGGCCAGCAGCTTGTGATACCGCTTGTTGCCGACGTAGCCGATCTTCGTCACGTCCGAGGCGGCCTTGGCGGCGGTGAGCGCCTTGACGATGCCGTTCGAGACGCCGGTGACGCCGAGCAGATCGGAATCGGCGACGCTGGTGAAGGTGGCGCCGTCGTCGGAGTGCGTCCAGACGAACTCGATCTTGTTGGTGCCGGAGAACGTGATGCCGCCGACGCCGATGGCCAGCTCGAGCGTCATGGATTCGAAGCCCTGGCGATCCACGGCGGCAGGGGTGGTATCGGCGGAGTACGTGCCGGGCGCGATGGCCTCGGCCAGATTGACGCGGGTTGCGAGATCGAACATGGGGTGGGTTCCTTCGCGAAGGGAGCGTTTCAAAGGGGAGCGGCCGGACAGGAAACCCGGCCCGGCCGCGATCTACGGGGCGTCCGCTTACGAGGCGGAGGCCTTGAGCAGCACCATCGCCTCGAAGTTCTGCATGCCGCCGCCGACGCGCTTCCGGGTGTAGAACAGCACGAAGGGCTTCTGGGTGTAGGGGTCGCGCAGCACCTGCATGCCGACGCGGTCGACGATGAGGTAGGAGCGCTTGTAGTCGCCGAAGGCAACCGGGAACGTGCCCGAGCCGAAGTCCGGCATCTGCTCGTTCTCGGTGACCGGATAGCCCGACAGCGTCGAGGGCTGGCCCTTGGAGACGTCGCCCTCCTTCCAGATGTAGTCGCCGTACTGGTTTTTGATGGTGCGGAACTTGGCGAGCGACTGGCGGTTGGCCATCCAGCTGGCGTTCTGGCGGTGGCCCTGCTTCAGCTTGTAGGGCAGGTTCACCAGCACGTCGGACGAGCCGGTCGCCGGGTAGTTGTTGGCGACGAGGTCGCCGTCGGCGCCGGTGGCGACGTAGACGGTCTTGCCGAAGTTGGCGGCATAGTCGAAGCCGGCCGACCACACGACCTTGGGATAGGCGAGCAGGCCCATCGGCTTCTTGTTGCCGTCGCCGGTGATGAAGGCCTCGGCCTCGGTGATGGCGAAGTCCTCGATGGCCTCCTCGGCGAGCCAGCTCTCGATATCGATGTAGCTGTCCTCGAGGATCGCCTGCGAGGCGAGCGGCTCGGCGTAGAGCTCCATCGCCGGGTACTCGAGCTCGGCCATCTTCGGCGTATTGGTCGCGGGGCGGGAATCGGTCTCGCCGACCCACTTGGCGCCGCGGCCGCGCAGGTTGAACGGCTTCTTGAAGGTGGCCGCCGAGATCCTGCGCACGGATGCGATCTGGCGCATCGGCACGTACTGGTAGAGCAGCTTCTCGATCGGGCCGGTGTCGTACTCGGGGTGCAGCAGGAAGCCGCCGTCCGGGTTCGACTGGCCGACGCTGGCCTTGCGCTCCAGCTCGCGCAGGTGGACGCCGTCGAACGTCTCCTGACCGGTCTTCAGGTAGTGCAGCGTGGCCTTGCGGAAGATCGCCATCTCGCGGCTCTTGCCGGCCATCGCGTTGACGCCCTGCGGGGCCTCGAACGACGGCGCCGGCGGGCGGCCGGCCTTCTTCTCGAGGTCGCGCATGCGGCTCTTCAGCTCGGCGATCTCGAGATCCTTGGCGCGGTCGGTCGCATTGTCGATCGCCGCGTTCATGCGGCGTTCGCGCTCGATCACGACCGGATCGGGGCCGCGGCCGCGCTTCACCTCGCGCTCGCGCTCCTCGGCGGAGGCGCGCAGCGCGGTGAACGCGCGCTGGCGGGTGTCGTTCAGCGCGGCGCGAGACGTGCCGGTCTTGACCTCGCGCACGATGCGGTCGGTCGAAGCGTTGACGGCGGCCACGACGGCGGCGATGCCGTCGCCCGTGGCCGAATTCTGCGAGGCGGCCGACTTGGTCTCGGGCGCCGCCGGCGTCACGTTGCTCATCAGGAGGTCCTTTCGGGGTGGGTACGCGGGGGCACGAGGAAACAGGCCCGGCCGGACGCGGAGCGCGCGCCCGTGGGCTCGACAGCCGGCGGAACCGGCCGATCTCAGGCGAGACGGATCAATGGAGCAGGGCCTTGATCGCGGCCTCGCGGCGGGCGAGCGCGGCGGCGAGCGGGGCGAGGTCGAGGGCGGCGGCTGTCTTCGCGGGCGCGGCCTTGACGGCCTCGACGCGCGCCTCGACGCACATCGGGAAGGTCACGACCGAGATTTCCCACAGGTCGAGCGTCTCGATGGCGCGCACCTGGCCGGTGGGCAGGTAGGGCAGCGGGCCGGACGGCGCGAAGCCGTACTTCTGCTCGATGTCGTCGGGGTGGCAGTAGCCGCAGGTGCCGATCTCGTAGCCGATGGAGAGGCCGTAGGGGTGGCCGGCCTTCGCCAGCGCGTAGACCTCGCGCGCCTTGACCACGTCGAGCACGAGGCGGCCCTTGACGAGCAGGCCGTAGCCGTCCTCCCCGATCGAATCCCAGACGCCGATGGGGTGGGCCGGGTCGTGCTCGTGCAGCAGGCGCGGCCAGTCGCCGGAGGCCTTGCGGGCGGCGATCGACGCTGCGAAGGCGCCCGGGCGCACGATGTCGCCGCCGCTGTCGACGACGTCGAACACCGAGCCGTAGCCCGAGAAGGTGCCGTCGGCGCCGAGGTCGGCGGCCTTCAGCTGGATCAGCGCGCGCTTGGTCTCGCGGCCGTGCGCGCCGGACGCGGCGGCGGCATCCTTGCGGAGCAAGGCCGGCTCGGGGCGGAGCAGCATGTCACAGCATCCTGAGCAGGGGGTGGCGCGACTTGTGCGTCCACTTGCCGTCGTCGGCGCGCGGATGCTTGCCTTCCTCCCACGATCCGTCGCCGTTTGGCGGCTCGTCGTCGCCGTACCACTCGCCGCCGACATTGGCCTTGCCGCCCCACAAGGCGCGGCCTCTCTCGGTTCCCTCGGCGGAGTCGTCGGTCAGGTGCTCGATGTCATCCCGCACGCTGTCGATATAGCCATGCACCGAGCTGTCGGCGATCCCATCCTTGTTGGCAGCTGCCTTGAGCTTGTCGAGTTGCTCTCCCAGCGCGCCTATTTTCGCAGCCGCCGATTCGTAGGCGCCATCGCTGCCGCCCTGGTTGGCGTCCTTGATCAGCGCGTGGATGCCGTCCTTGACCTTGTCGACGGCCTGCAGATAGGCCGCTTCCTTGGCTAGGTCGGCCGCTTTGAGCGTCAGCATGAACATGGGCAGACACCTTCAGTTGGCGGGATCGGAGATGGATTCGGGATCGAGGCCGGCGCCGCGCGTCAGCTCGCCGAGGAGCAGGTTCGCATCGGCGGCGTTCTCTTCGCAGATGGCGTGGCCGCCGGAGTCGAGCCGGTCGAGAAAGCCGAGCGTCTCGGCCAGCGCTTCCTCGTAGTCCTCGCGCGCGAGCTGGCGGCCCTGGCGCTCGGCGAAGAAGGCCTCGGCCCACTGCTCGAACGCGCGCGCCGCGTCGGTGGCGGGGCTGCTCATGGCTTGTCCTTCGCCGGCTCGGGCGTGGCGCCGGTCGCGACATCGGCGGCGGGCTGCTCGTCGCCGTCCTCGCTCGCGGCAGCCGGCGGTCCTGCCGGAGGCTGGCCGCTGGAGGGTTTTGTCGAAGACGAAGCCGAGCCGTCCACAGGCGCGGGTTTGCCCGCGCCTGTAATAGAGGGATGCAGGCCGGTGTTGTTGGCGGGCAGTTGCACCATGTCCATGGCCTCGCCGTCGAGCGGATCGAGGTCCTCCTCGGCGCGCGCCTCGTTCGGCGTCATGAACACGGTGATGGCGTTCTTGTAGGCGTTGGTGCGCTCGGTGAAGTTGCCGCGCCGCGCCGGCTTCAGGCGGATGAACAGGCCGTCCTTGCGCTCCTGCTCCGTCAGCAGCTGCGTGTTCAGCGCCTGCTCGACGCGGATCTCCCAGGGGCGCAGCGTGTGCGTGTAGTGCGCGTCGAAAAAGTTCTCCGTCGTGCCGTAGCCCTGGCCGCCGGCGTGGCCGATGGCGACCGGAAAGACGCGGAAGAAGCGGCAGATTTCCTCGACCTGGAAGCGGCGGTTCTCGATCGTCTGGCTGTCGGCCGAGGTGGCGTTGAAGGCCTTGTACTCGATGCCGCCGAGCAGCAGCGCGACGCCGCCCTCGCCGCCGGGAGCATACTGCGCTTTCCAGTCGGCACGGATGCGATCGAGCTGCTCTGGCGACAGCGTGACGTCCTTCATGGACAGCGCGCCGGAGGGGCGCAGGTCGTTCTTGTGGAAGCGGGCGGCGGCGCCCTCGACGGCGGCCGCCAGCGCGATCGCCTCGCGCGCGATCGACGACAACGGCATGGCGCGCAGCGCGCGGTCGTCCATCGGCCCGTGCAGCTTCAGCAGGTTCTTGCCGTTGGCCTGCCAGGTCTGGCCGTAGCCGTGGATGTAATACTCGGGCTGCCAGTGCTGATCGAGGAACACCTGCACGGCGCCGGGCAGCAGCGGCAGGATCTCCTGCACTTCATCGCGCTCGTTGCGGTTGATGTAGCAGTAGCCGCCGAAGGTCATAACGGCGGCGCCGACCCAGTGCTCGATCAGCTCGAACACGCTCATCCAGTCGTTCGGCTTGCCGACGGTGGACGACAGCAGGGTCATCAGCGGGTGATCGTGCAGCACCATGGTGCGCCGCTCGCCGGGCTTGTTGCCGCGCAGGCGCCGCACCACCTCGATCTTCATCGAGGCGATGTCCTCGGAGATGACGCGGCGGCAGGCGAAAGCGGTGGAGACCTGCAGCGCCTCGCGCGCGCCCATGTAGAGCCCGGCGCGGGTCATGCCGCCGCTGTCGCCGCCGAGAATTTCCTCCATGTCGCCGACGCGGATGTCGTTGCGCAGGCCCGACTTGGTCAGGAACGTCACGACCTCGCGCTCGGCCTCGATGCGCTTTCCGTCGATGCCGACGACCTCGACCGGCGGCCGCTGGTGGGCCGGGCCTTGCGCGTAGGAGATCATGATGCTTGTTCCTTGGCGCTTCAAATGCCCACACGGCAACCGCGCCGGCCCTGCTGGACCAGCACAGGATGCAGCGGCCGTTGACGCAAGAGGCTAGGCCGCTTCGGCGGGCGACAGGTCGTCGAGCGCGGCGAGGGCGCCGGCGAGGCGAGCAATGGCGGCGAGCGCTCTGGTCGAATCTTTTCGTTGCGCTTCGGAGGCCCACTCCGCATCCGCGCCGCCGCCTTCGCGCGAGAGCGCGTTGACGAGGTCGCCGAGGCGGGAAACATAGATGCCGAGGCCGGCGAGCCGGTCGGAGGCGTCGTTGTAGGCGCGGGCGGCCTGCTCAGGCGCCGGCCCGGCATGCACGGCGATCTCGGCGTCGGACGCGATGGCGTCGAGCTCGTCGGCGAGATAGGCCACGTCGTCGATTTCGGGATTGGCGGACTTCTGCTCGCGCTCGCGGCCGAACAGAACCTCGTTGCTGCGGGCGTCGCGAATCGGCTTGACCCAGTGCGATGCGTCGGTCGTTCCTGCCTCGATCAGCACAGGCTCGACACCGTCCTTGCAGGCCGCAGCTAGCGAGTGGTGCCCGTCGAGAACGGCGCGGGCCGGCGCGCCCTGGAAGGAGAACTCCGGCGTCACCAGCACGACGTAGTCGCCGGACTCCTGCTTCTCGGCGATGGTGTCATCGTCGCGGAAGCTCTGCGTCGAGATGAGGCGCAGCACCGGCTCGGCCCGGTCGTCGGATTTCAATAGGTAATCGGCAACACCTTTGTTGGTCCACTTGCCGTTTGCGTCGCGGGGGTGGTCTTCCTCGAGCCAGCGGCGGGCGATGCGGTCGCCGGCCTCGCCGAGGGCCTGGCCGGCGGCGACGACGGCGGGCAGCGCCAGCTTGCCGGCGGCTATCGCCGCGCGGACGGCGAGCTTGGTGCCTTCCCAGGCGGCGCGCGCGGTCAGCCTCAGCATGCCCTCGAAGCCGTTGACGATGATGTCGGCGAGGTCCGGCCCGCGCTGGCGATAGCCCATCGCGTTGGCGATGCGCACGGCACGCTCGGTGTCGGCATCCGAGGCCTTGCTCGCGTCAGCCGGCGCAGGTTTTGCCGAAGGCAAAGCCGAGCCGTCGGCATCAGAGATGCCGAGGTCGTCGCAGAGGGCGGCGAGCGCGGTCTCGACGTCGTGCCAGGCGGGATCGTCGAGGTCAGGCCCTAGCCTGTCGAGGTGCAGCGAGGCGAGCTTGTGCGCCAGCTCGGCATAGCCGAACTTCACCACCGCCGCGTCCTGCTCCGTCTCGGCCGCCGAGGCGGCCTTGCGCAGGCGCACGAGGTCCTCGTGCACGGCGGCGACGACCTCGAGCGCGTGCGCGGGATCGAGCATCATGGCGGCGGCCTCAGGCGGTGTCGTCGTCGCTGAATGCGCCGGGGTTGTCGAGCATCTGCCGCGCCGTGTCGGCCTCGGCCTCGGCCTGCTCGACCTGCCGCAGCTTCTGCTGGTCTGCCGGATCGTCGCTGCCCTGCAACTCGGCCTTCGCGTCGGCCAGCCAGTCCTTGAACGATTCGAGCTGCTCGACCACGTCGTCGTAGCGATTGCTGGTCCATGTGCGGATACCGTAGAAGCCGTCCATCGCCTCGGCGACCAGGATGCCGAGACCGGCGCCGGCAGCCATGGTGGCGAGCGCGGTGAAGACGACGCTCTTGTGCTGCGGAGAGGCGATGGACTTGGCCGGCGCGGGTGCGTCATCGGCGAAGCCGTGCTCCGCACGGACGTCGGCACCCGAAGCGCCAAGCAAAGACGCCGGGCCGGCGTCCTCGATCTTGTCGAAGTAGAAGTAGCTGCCGCCGTCGCGCGTGGTCCAGGACTCGGCCGGCACCTGCTCGGCGACCTCCTCGGCCAGCGCGCCGGCGTTCTCGCCCTCCATCGCCGGGAACTCGACGATCGCCGTCTGGCAGACGTTGCGCACCAGCGTGGCGCGGAAACGGCGCAGCTGCGGCGACGAGACGGTGACCTCGCCGACGTAGGGCTCGGCACGATCGTCGGCGTCGGGGGTGCCGATGGCGGCGAACGGCATGTCCTTGCGCTCGGGCGCGGGGCGGGCGGATTTGCCGGCGACCGCCAGCAGGTCGACGAAAGCGCCGCGAACGCGCGCCAGGGTATTGATCACATCGGCGTAGCCGCCAGCGTCGGCGAGCGTCGGATCGCTGGCCGCCTGCATCTCGGCAACGATCTGATCGTTGTAGTCCTGCAGGTTGGCGATGGCCTCGTTCGCGACGTGCGCAACGTAGTCGTTGATGCCCTGGAGATACCAGTCGGCGCCGCGTCCGCCAGAATACGTCTGGCGCTGCACGTCGTCGGCGAGCCGGTCGAGCTCGCTGCTGAGATCCTTCTTCTCCGGCGCGGCGGGGCGAGCGGCGGCTTTCTTGCCGAGGGCGAGCGCGAACATGGGCGGGGCTCCTTGCGGGCGTTGGTTCAGGCGGTGGCGGTCGCTAGGTGAGACCGTAGTATCGCGACAAATAGGGCTCTGCGATTTCTAGTGCGACGCTGCGCGCATCACGGTCATCGAAGGCACGGATGGCGGCGCGCAGCTTTTTCAGGCTATCAATCAAGTCGCCGAGTGCGTCATCCCACTCCGGATTGCTATCCAGAGCCCCGTCTTCGAATTCGTCCCAGTCGTCGCGGGGCTCGACATATTGTGGCAGCGTCTCGTAACGAAACGCGGCGTCAACGACCTCCGCCAGCGCAGCTTCAAACTGGGCTTGGCCAGAGGGCTTTATCGCGTCGGCGAGGCGGTCCTGCCACTGCGTGCCGGGGAACCCGACGACGTCGCCCTTGGCGCCATGGCGTGCCGACTTGAGCAGCAGTGCGAACATCGATTGCTCCTACAGGAAGATCAGCGGGCCGTTGGCGAAATACGGCTGCGGCTCGGGCTCGATGCCGGAGACGGCCTCCGCCGTGGTCAGCGCCGCGATGCCGTCGATCTTGCCCGACGAGCGGCGCTTCGCCGGCATGATGTTCTCCTGGTCGTCCTCTTTCACCGCGGCGCAGGCGGCCTGCCATTTCAGCACCGGATGGCCGCCGTGGTCGTAGAGGCCGTTCAGAACCTTGCGCTCGAGCTGCTTGGCCGCCGGCGACAGCGTCTTCATGTTCTGCGGCACGGTCAGCGCCGGCACCTTCGCGGCAAGCATGTCCTGCACCAGCTGGTGCACGTTGTAGGGGTCGAAGCCGAGGCTCTTGACCTGGAAGCGGGCGCAGTCCTCGACGATCTTCTGCCCGATCAGCGTGTGATCGGCGGTGTTGCCCGGCGTCAGCGTGATGGCGCCGTCCGCCTCCCAGGATTCGACCGGGATGCGCGCGCCGGAGCGCTGCGCCATCGCCTGGTCGCGCGGCCACCAGAAGCGCGGCAGGATGCGCCACTTCGGATCGGGGCCGGCCGGCGGGAACAGCCAGATCAGCGCGTTCGTGTCGCGCGTCGAGGCGCCGTCGAAGGCGCCGTGGCAGGGGCGGCCCTTCAGTTCCACCTCGAAGCGCTTCCAGTAGTCGCGGTCGGCGGGCCGCGCGTTGCAGCGGGCCCACAGGTCGGCCGGCAGCCAGGTCTGGCTGTCGCCGGCCCAGATGTTGAAGTGGTAGCGCTTCACGTAGGCGAGATGGCGCGGCAGCATGCGCGCCTTCTTGACCTCGCCGGCGAGAAACTCGGGGCTTACCGAAATGCCGTAGTTCGGGTTGGCCGCCTTCTGCACGGCCGGGTCGGCGAGCTGGTCGATGGTGGCGTCGGGCGGCGCCGCGAAGATCACGACCAGCGTCTCGGGATCGTCGAGCGCGCCGTTGGCGATCATCTCGCACTCGTCCCAGATCTCGTGGCCGTAGCCGTCGAGGTTCTGGCCCGCGGTCGAGATCAGCCATTCGAGCGGGTCGGCCCATTTCAGCATCGACTGGCGCACGAACTGGTGCAGGTCGCCGGTCGGCCACTCGTGCATCTCGTCGCCGATCAGCGTGTGGCACTTGAGGCCGTGCTTGCCGGTCGGCTTGCCCGACAGCGGCCGGAACACGGCGTTGGTCTCGGGGCAGTAGATCGAGGTCTTGCGTAGCTCGTAGACCTTGGCCAGCGCCGGCGAGTAGCTCGTCATCGCGGTGGCGGCGTTGAACACGATCGACGCCTGGTCCTTGTGCGCGGCGATCGAGTAGACCTCGGCGCCCTCGACGCCGATGCCGGTCATGGCGAGATGCGAGACGCCGGCGGCCCAGTCGGTCTTGCCGTTGCCGCGCGGCACCCAGATGACGACGCGGCGATAGAGGCGCGTGCCGTCGGGGCGCTTCCAGCCGAACACCTGGCGCACGATCCAGGCCTGCCAGGGCGCGAGCTCGAAGGCGCGGCCGGCGTGGGCGACGATCTTGCCGGCGGATTTGCCGGAGCCGGCGGTGAAGCGGCAGAACCAGGGGAAGAAGAAGACGGCGCGGTCGGCGGTCGCCGTGTCGAACCAGGCGCCGGGGAAGGTGGGTTTCGGGCTGAGGGCGCGGGCGTGGGCGACGGGCGCGGGGTCGTAGGGGGCGGGGGTCACGCTAGTTGAGCTTCTGCCGGCCGGAGCCGAGCGTTCCGATGGGCGACGACGGCGGCGGCGGCACTCCGGATGCGGATTTTTCATTGGCCGAGCCGGTGCCCGGCACTTTCGGCAGCGTCGGCGGCGCGTCGTTGGCGTTGGCGAGGTCGGCCAGTACGGACGCGCGGGCCGACGGCGTCGCACCGAACTGCGCCTCGAGCTGGCGGATGGCCTGCTCCAGCTGCAGCCGGTAGGCCGCTTCCGCGCGCAGCTTGGTGACGCTGCCGTAGCGCTCGCGCTCGACCGTCTCGATCAGCCGGAAGCCGGATTTGGTGCGGCGATCCTGCAGCGAGCGCGACAGCTCGCGCCACTCGGCCCAGTAGGTGCAGAGCCGCTCGAGCGCGAACAGGTCGCCGGATTTCAGGATGCGCTGGCCGACGGCGGTGGTGACGTAGCCGCGCCAGATCGCCTTGACCTGGTCGGGCAGGTAGCCGGGCGGCTCGATACCCGGCGGCGGCGGCTCGGCGGCGGCATCGGTGCCGGCGGCGGCGGCGAGCGCCTTCTTGTTGCGCTTCGACGGGTTGCCGAGCTTCAGGTCCTTTTCGGCAGGTTTTCTCGGGGGTCCGCGACGCATGTCGGCACTTCTGAAAGCCCTGGATTGATTCGCTCGTTCCGCTCTGTTCCCCGGGTAAACGCCCTCCCCCAACCCCCGCCCCCAAAACTCGCGT